TATCTTGCCCCCAAAATTGGTCGGTAATCACTTCGTTATTTTTATCTCTAATATCCCACGCTGACAACACCACGTTAAAGACGATTGTAGCACCGTTATTAAAACTTCCTGCTTCAATAAAAACATTGACTAAAGGAAATATCAACTCCTTATCTAAAGCCATTGCATCAGGGTTTAGCTTACGAACTGAATTAACTAAACTATCAGCGTTTGCCAAATCTTTAAAGTATTGATATAATTGTGTTAATTGATTCAAAGTTCTATTGTATTAGTTGCGTTTTTATGTATCTTAGCTTTTAACTTTTGTTTGTCTATTCTGTGGCAAATGTGATATAAAAATTCGTGTATATTTGTGTTTAAGATTTTATCATAGTGCCATAGTTTCCCCTTAGCCAATTCATCAATCGTTGCATACCACCCCCACTTTTCAAAGTAGTCTGACGCTTGTCTGCCCTCGCTTGTCCCTCCTCCAAAAATCTCTGTGTATAGTTCAACAATTCGTTGCTTAAACTCGAAAAAAAAACCAACGCACCTGTTACGGCTGACAAAGGCATTAACTTCATTACCTCCGCATATTGCTCCGTGCCTTGATAACTTATAATCGAATAGTTATCCAAAGCATCTTTCTTTAGAATAGGTCTGAATAACACCGCCATAAGATTGTGAAATGTTTGTACGTCGTTTTCGTACTTAGAAATATCGATGTATTCCCCAGCTGTAATCTTATCTAAGTTAGGCACGAATCCAAACTCCACATCTTGGATAAAGAATGTAGGAGTAAACGGGTGGTCTTTCTCTAAAGCTAAATCTATCATGCTGATAATTTCAGCGTAATCATTAGAGGATATTTGTTTAACCTGCTCGGGTTTTAACCCTGTAAAGATTTGTATTTTTCTTACGTTTCTATCGTGTTCTTTTAAGTCGTCACGATTCATTAGCTCGGTGTATCTTTGGTACTGAACTAAGTTAATATCGTTTATATTTTCAGGAATGGTTATCTTCATACTATTAATACTAAAATAACCTGATTTTGTTACAAGGGTTATCGAATTTCAACACCAAAGGAACGCCCTAACGATTCCATTTCGTGATAACGTATAGCATCCATAGCATGGTTAAAGTTATCTATTGGCTTGTTTAAAGAGTCGCCTGTCTTTTTATCTTTTGCCCATGTGTATTTTTGTAACTCATTGATAACGTTAATAGATTTTTTAGTAACTAAGTAATTTTGTTCTTGCATTAATTGAACACCGTAATTAATACTATCGTTTCCTTTTCTAACAGGATAAGCATTAACCCTATATTTACTTAACTCGTCTATACTTTTAGGCTCTGCACTATCACAATAAGCGGGTAACTTTGTATCGATGTATTTTGCTATCTCCGCATTACTCAATCCTTTTGAATAACAAATTTCGTTTAGTATTCGTTTGTCATTGTATTTATAAACTTCTACTATTGCGGTAGGGTCGTTAGAATAACCAAAGTCAATTCCGTAACCCAATAATTTAGCTTCGGGAGGAACTGAGTCGATTTGTTTCCAATTACTAAACACAACACCATCTAAAGCACCAACCATTCCTAAACCGTAAACTTTCCATTTGTTTGCCCAATAAGGATTTTTAATATTATCATCTTTAAATAATAATTCAAATGGTAACTCAGGGTTGTAAAAACCTTTTGTTTTATAATCTAAAATACTTCGCTTTTCACTTTCAGATAAATATTCGTTGTCCTCAAAAGTAAGTGTGATAAAATTGTTTTCGTTTATGTAGTCGTCACCCCAAAATAAGCAATCAGGGTTGTAGTCAATTATTGTTAAACCTGCCCGGGATATAAATTGAACCGCAGTATCAATATCCATTTTATCCGCTTCATTGATATAAAGTATATCACGTCTAAAACCTTTTCCTACATCGTTAACGTCTGCACCTAAAAAATCTAAGTAACTACCTGTAAAGTATTCGTGTTTGCTCTCTGCTTTATTGTAGTCGTGTTCTGTTTTAAATACTCCCCAATCTTTGCAAATCTTTTTGTAATCTCTTACGACTGTTCTTTTCATCTTTGAAAGTTCAGAAGATAAAACAGATGCTTCCTTTTCAGATGATAATAAAGATTGAATTATTAATTGTAGTATTGATATTGTTTTACTTGCTCCTTGCCCTCCCCTAATAACAAAAACATCCTCAGTAGGATTTGAGGATATTAAGTTAAGGATTTTACAATACGCCCTTGTGAATTTATATTTATTTTCTATTTCCAATATCGGGTAAGTTAGGAATATTTAAACCTCCTTTTATTTCTGTTTCTTTCTTATCAACTAAACCGTTAATCCTTGCAGTTAAATTTTGAGAATATATCATAACCATTCCGCCTGTTAATTGGTCGTTCTTAATTTCTCTGTCAATGCGTGATGAGATAGGGAAATAATCTTTATAACTTTCTTCTTTCCCCTCAAAGTAAACTGTTAAATCAGGATAGGTTATATCTGTATGTTCCATAACATAACATTCAAAACCAACCATTGTTAAAGGCTTCTCTTTTTCTCTGTAAACAGTATCGGCATCTTTACCTACCCAATCTTTTACAATTATAGGATTTTCTTTTACTTCTTTTTTATAAGCAACAAAAAGCTCCCATAATTTTTTAGGTGTTTCTATGTATTTTTGTTTGCCCATGATTTATATTTTAATTGCACTCCAATTCAAAGTTATACCAATAAGGAGTACCTTTAATATGAACTATTGGTGTATCTCCATCGCAATCTGATAAGTTAGCGGGTGTGTATTGAAAAGCCATTAAATGCATTGACAATAATAATAATAGTTTTTTCATTTTATTTAGTTTTATAAGTTTCATACACTTTATCCAATCGGTTAATCATTGCAATCAATTCTTTTGCATTTCCACATCCTGCACACGGATACCATTTTTGTCTATTGAATACACTTGCGTATAAATCACAAACATAGACAACCTTTTCGTGTGGTAAAGTTAGTGTTTTATTCTTTTGAAACTCTCCCCACTCTTTATATTCTTCCTCTGTCAAACATCGTGCCTTAAATCTATAAGGGAACATTTCGTTTAACTTTCTTTTACGTTCTTCGCAATTACAGTCTTTGCCTTCTACAAAATGATGCAACCCCGTAAAATGAATTATCTTTTCAACTGTATCTCCTAGTCCTTTGCTTTGTTTACTTTTTGGTCGTGCCATTTCTTACTCGTTTTATCGTTCGATGAATGAACGCATAGTTTATATTTAGTTTTTTACCTAATTCCCTGAGTGAGTAATCGTGTGATAGTTCAATCAAATCCCGTTCCCACCATTCCAAACTATCTATTAATTGTAATTCGTTGTCGTCTAATTCATAGTTAGTGTTTACTTCTTTAGTAAAGTTCTCATCGATTGTAATGTACTTACGCTCTTTAGTTGTATCAATAAATAAGTTACGAATAACAATAACCACATAAAAATCATTCTTTGCCTTTTCGTTATTAGCTAATTTGAGATACATATCGTTGACAATATCGTCTGCTAAGTATTTATCCTTGCAAATCTTATATGCTATCTGCCTCCAATAGTTATCTTTTTTAGCTAATAATTCAAGCACTTTGATTTAGTTTGAATCAAAAGTAATTCATTTATTTTAATTACGCAATTTTTTGGGTAATATTTCCGCATCAACTACCTCGATTTGATTTATAAATTTATAATTGAGCCGTTTAAGGTTTGGATTCGGCTCACGTTTTGGTTGTGGTTCTTCTTGAAGTGAACCATCCCATTTAGATAAATCCCCTCCGTTTTTTTTGTGTTTGTCGTAAAATTCTTGTGTACTCATTGTTATTTAATTTTGGTTAATATTACGGTGTTAATTGCCGTTACTTTACGCAACATTTCGGTTAAAGAGTTTCAAATACCGACTGAAAGGCATTAAACATTTTAGAACCTATTAAGTGTTCGTTTTCGCCATATCCTAAATCAGCTAAATATGAGTTAAATTCTTCCCCGTCTTCTTTGTAAGAACACCAATATATTTTTATACCGTATTTTATATTTAGCCACCTTGCTTGGTGTTCATTAACTAAATATTGATGGCTTATTGAGGCTATCTTTACAAAACATTTTTCGTTAACTAATTCAAAATCATTCGTCTGTAATTCTTCCATAATTTAATATTTTTTTGTCACAAATTTTTATTATAATTGTGACATTAATTAGTTAGTAATATTAATTGAAACCCTTCGTTTATTAGTGCTTTCCTGTTTTTTTCTGTATTAGAATTTAAATACGTTGTTCCATCTGAATATATTAATTTTATAAAAGCAGAATTGTGTCTGTAATATCCTTTGTTCATAATAAAAAGCTACTTATAACATCGGTTTTGCTCTATTGCGGTATCGGGCATAATTCGATGTTCGGTTTGTGTTTGTTAATTTTGTTTTTAAATCTAAACTTTTGGCTTACTTTTCCGCACTAACCATACAAGCGAACCGTTAGGCAACATTAACCCTTATTACACCATCACCTTTGTAAAAAAATTCATAGCTTAAAACTTGCCCTTCTTGTATATTATTATTGTTGTTTATCTCAAAATATTCATTGTAATTTCTTG